GAATAGCCTCCACAAACTCATCGCCAGTCTCAAAAGAAACTCTTACAGCGTTAAATTTATTGACCATGGCTTTATTAAATCCCTCACCAAAGTCATACGCAAATTCTTTTGCACCAAATGACACAGCGGAGAATGGTGACATACTACTGAACTGACCGTCAATATACTTGTATCTATAAGAAAAGTACAAAAACTTCTCAGACATATTGTTCGACTGAGGGTCTGACGAATCGTTAAATAACTCAACATGTGGAGAGTATAAAGGCGGAGTCAATATAACGGGTATATCTTTCTCAATTCTAACATCATCTACATCGTATGATTTTGCTCTCTCAATATTTACCTTACGTGGTTGATTTAGATTGTCAGTCCAAAACAAAAATCCGTTCTGTGCATTTATAGCGACATAGCTCAACCCTGTAATAATATAATCTTTACTGAAATTCAATAAACTAGGCGTATCAGCGTCAGGCTTATTGCACTGTAAAACTCTTGTTGATATGCCAGTTGATTCGCTGTATTCATAAATTCCATCAAAGAAATCTCCTGCAACGAACCAATAAATGACACTTCGAGCATCATATTCAATAGCACCAATAGTTCTTGCACCGTCAATCTCACGACCTGATAACTCCTCAATATCAGCAACATTCAAGTTCCCTTTAATATTTTGACCTGCTCCAACGTCAGACCCGTCTGAAGTACCAACTCTAAAGTTCAACGCATCACGATATTGACCGTTAGGCACAAGCCTTTCGTCAAAATCCTTGTTCATTGTTCCGCTAGAGAAATTTTTAGTTTGGTCTTTCATCATATCTTATCTATTTTGGAATCTATTATTCATTCTCATTGCAATTCTCGCAGGATGCAAATTAGACATTCTGATTTTAGCATTACGCCACATAGCGGTCTTTTTATCTCTCAATCGTTTAACCTGATACTCAGGAATACCGACTTTTCTTGATAAGATAGAATAGCTGATATATGCGTAGATAAATTCTTCTGCCAATTTATTAACAGTCATCAATGATTCATCACCGTTCTCCATACCGTCAGAGATATACTCTAGGACGATAGTGCGGTTTCTAGCACCTGACGTGAAGTCAATCACACCGTTGTTAATTCTGAATGTCGGACCGTCTTTGTCGTCATCACGGAATCCAATCAATTGATATCTGAAGTACCAACTATCGTCATATAGCCAACCATAACTACCACAGTAATCGCCTGGGCCGAAATACTGACTTTGCTCAAGTCGTTTTATATCCAAAGCGGACTGTCCCGTAATCACTTGACCGTCTAGGTCGAACAGAAAATCATTATTGTTATCTTGCAAATAAGCGTTCGATGAATTTGCCTGACGGTTTTCATTAATAACGGTCAAACAACCGTCCGTAAGAATGGACATACGGACGTAATTAATATAGTCAGCAGGCAAGATGAATTTAAGGTTGTCACCGACCTCCATATCGACTACCTTTATATTCTTTAGTGCATCGTAATTAAGCTCTTGTATAGCTCTCTTTGCGTGGTAAACGACCTCATATCTTGGTACATTGTCAACCAACTTGTCAGCACCAACATCAAACAACATGAAATTATTTACAACGTCCTTCAAAGAAAGATATTGATAGCTCCCCCAATTTGTATCTTCAGGGATATTACCATTATTTGTGTAATATTGATAGTTACTTATGTATTCCATTTGTTATTGTTTTTGTTGGTTATTTTGCATTTCCTCTTGATTTACCAACTGTACAACATCATTTTCTCTAATAGACAATCCTGCATACTGTAAAATCTTTGCTACAATCTTAGGGAAATCACTTTCAGGCAACTCGAAATCTTGGTAGTCAGAAGCAGACTGATTAAATAACGGCTCACCGTTAGATAAAACTGAGTAAGTCCATTTAGGGTCTTTAGGATTTCTGATATAATTGATAGTCATACCACTCACTATAATGTCAGGGTAAACTTTAATCCCATCGTTTTTTAGGCTGTAAACAGGTCTTGTTACGTTTGGAGCCATAAAGTTTGAGTTCAACAAACTATTTAACTTAGTGTAGTTAACTTTCTCAACCTCAATATTATTATTGTACAACATATCTGTAATCTTATACAATGTTGGTTGCGTTGGATTGGCGGGGTTAGTCCCTGGCAAAAAGAAAGTATCAGTTGTTGAATTATATTGCAATGTATCATTAACTATAAATCCATCAATGTCTATCTCCATTGTCTCAGGAATATTCGCATGACCAGTATTGTAAATACGTGCGTTACGCTTAACTATTGCTGAGCTATAACTATAAAACATTTGCTCAAAAAGGTCAACCTGAGCCTGCTTTGCCATTAAGTTAAATTCTTCAGGAGTTACGTAGCCTCTATTGTCTTTAGATAAGATAGTCAATACTGCGTTTCTAACTGTATTTATCATTGCTTTACATTTTAATACAAAGATAATAAAAAAGGGCACTCGTTAAAGTGCCCTTTCAAAATAATTCTTAATCTATTAAGAAACAGTGATACCTGAAACTGCGAATGGTAAACCTGTTACTGTGAACGCTGGTTTTGTCCATGGCGTTCCTAATGCAGCGATAACCGCATCTTGGATTGCATCACGCATAGCTTCATTTCCTGAACCTGCTGATGCGTGTGTAATTACTACAACATCTGTTCCTGTACTAGCTTTGTAGTGAACATGAACAACTGTTGCTGATTCTTGCTCAATCAATACAATACCTGTTGCAGATACCAATTGAAATTGTTCATTTGTTACGGGGATTCTTAAAAACTTTTCCATCGTTATTTTGTTTTTTGGATTAATAAAGTACAAAGATAACAAAAAAAAAGCACCCTCTAGAGATGCTTTGATTTAAATGACTTAATCTGACACGCCCGACAGCGGACACCACTATCCAAAAGCGTTTTAAGTACTGTTGTTACAAAGATACAAAAAAGCACCCATTTTCGTGAGTGCTTTAATGAATTTTTATTTCAATATTGTAATGTATAAAGAATTGAGCCCCTTTGATACATTACAAATGTACAAATCATTTTTAAATAAACAAGCGTTTTAACAAAAAAAAAGCATCTCAATTAAGAAATGCCTTTTTTAGTAGTAGTATTTAGAATATTATTCCTCAATATTCTTGTCAAGATATTGGTAGAACTCATACCCTTCAGGAGATTTCAACCAAGAAACATAACATTTCACTGGGTCATCTTCAAAAGGTACAGAGAACATACGCTTCTTGTTGTCTTTCAAGTTGTAATGGAAATCTCTTCCGTTGTTTCTTTGAGAAACATACCCGTCTTTCATAGAACGAATAGCTAAATCCTCAATGTCAGTGTCAGGATTATCTAATGCGTCCAAGAAATCATCAGGCTGAGATTTTGCAATATTCATAACAGCTCTAGTAATCTCAGATTTCTCCCACGTAGATGCGTCTTTACCCTGGAAGATATTGATAATTGTAATCTTTTTCTCAATAGAAATTTCTCTTGCTTTAATTTGAGCGTCTAATATTAAGTTCTCATGCTTAACATAAGCCTCTGCTTCAGCTGCTGGGTCCCATTCTTTAAATACATCACCGTTCAATGGGTGTAGCTCTAAGAATTGTTGCAACACAGGGTTATTAGCAGGAACTGTTAATACACCGTCTTCAAAAACGATTGGCTCTAAAACAACATTCTCATCTTGCTCATCGACAAATGGCGACTGTTGATTTTTTGAATATCTAAGACTTCTATTTTTACCTTTCTTTTCATCAAAATATAACAATCTTGATGTAGGCATATCTCTCGCCTGTAATAAAAAACTTAATGGTGCTCTTCCCTCTAGGATGTACCTTTTCTCTTTTGCTTTAACTTTTGTTTCCATTATATTTGATTTAGATTTTAATTAAAATAACAACAGAGCATCACTGATGACGCTCTGTTGTTTTTATTCTTATTTGAAGATGAAGAAGTTATTAGCTCCTAACGTACAAAGTGCTCTTTCAGACAAGAAGTTAACCTCCATTGCATCTAAGTCACTTGTCATTGCACCACCAGCAGAACCAGTAATCCAAGTTTTGTAACGTCTGTTCTCAGCTTCAGAAGCTCTGTAACGTACGTGCAAGAATGGACGTTTTGCGTTTTTACCCATTACTTGGTCATAAACGTTCATTGTCCCCGCAGGTACTAAAACACCGTTTACAACACCACCAACGATACCTCCACGAAGAGTTGCATCATTCAAGTATTTCCAGTCAGTTTTGTAGAAATCGTAACCTCTACGGAAACCTGTGAAACCTAAGTTGATAGCCATTTTCTCATCATTGTCGAACAATCCGTAAGACGTACCACCAACTCCGTAAGAGTTTTGAGCAGCTAACATATCGTCAATGCTGAAAGAGAAATCACGATTCAAGAACAATGCGTTTTCAGCGATAGCTCCTTGTTTGTCCAAACGACCAACGATTGTATCGAAATCACTCAATGTAGATGGAACACCACCTGACCAAACGTTACCTCTTGTTTCAACAGCATCAAACAAACCTTCAGTTCCTTTGTTACCGATATCACCAGTTGTAGCGATTGCACCTGAACCAGTCTCAGCTTGAACGTGCTCAACCATCATCATTTCCAAGTAATCGTCAAAACGAAGTCTTTCTTCGTGCTCTGATTTCAAGTACCATAAGTAACCAGTTGCTCCGTTTTCAGTAGTAACTTCAACCCAACCAATTTGAGCCATGTCAGAACCTGAAACTG